TTCTGAGAAGAGCAGATACTCGCCCTGTGCCTTGCGCCAGCCAATGTTGCGTGCGATATTAAGCCCGCGCCGTTCGCGATCCCCACAGACGAGCAGCTCGATGTTCCGATAATCCTGGCCAGCTAGCGACTCCTCGGCCAGCCGAACTTCAGCATCCGCTGGCCACCGCTTCGGAATGATGGCCGAGACCAGTCCACTTGGCATTATGATTTCGGTTCCAATATGAAGGCCGCAATGTGCCGCCCAGTTCCCTTCCCTGCCTTACCGTCTTCAATGGCACACCACTTCACGTCTCGCAGGTTGCGGACCTTTGCTCCAGCTTCAAGCAGCATGAGGACCCACTTGTCTATCGGGAACACGAATACTACGCGCTTCCCCTTCTTGTGTTCGGAGATGGCCTTGCGAACCCAAGCCGTCGGCCCCTTAAAGGGAGGGTTAACGTAATTAGACTGGCCCCATTCCGCCGTTAAACCGTCAAACCCATCAGGTCTCGGGTACGGACACGGATCAAAGTCGAAGTTGAACTCCCCCTGGAGCGATTCCATCAATTCTGGCGGGGTCAACCAGTAGTGGCGACCATCAGCCGAGTTTCCCTCATACGGCATGTAGTCGTTCCTCGCTAAACCGCTTCATACGTTTCCGCCGCTTTGTCGTCCGACGCCGTTCCAGCCGGTTAATCTCGCAAGGTACACAGAGTCCACGACCAGCCACGATGTTCGTCCACAGTCTCGTTTTGCAGATTTCACACTTGGCACGGCAACCCATTATTTTTCTGCGAAGAAGCCGACATTGGCGGAATCGTTACCGCACAAATCAAAAGCCCGAAAATCTATCTCACGCCAATCCGAGAACCCCGCATCTTCAATGAGGTGCGCCAATTCGGTTTTATTGAACCGTGCTCGGTCGAATTTCCGCCCTTGGCGGATTAACTCGTCCCTGTCCGATACGACGACGGCCAAGACACCATGCGGCTTTAGGCTGTCACGCCAGAGGCGTAGCATATTCAATGGCGCGACCAGACCATCTAGGACGTAGGGGGCATACAGGAAATCAATACAGGACGGTTGGAGTTTGAATTGGTCTAACGGGAGGTTAAAGTCTCGCCGTTCGTCGTTCTCGCCCGCAACATTAAACCAGCCGGGAGTCGTGAACTGCCGATACGTTCCAAGATTTATCTTGACGGTCTCAGGGCGAAGCCAGGGAAGGTCGGATTCGGGTGTAAATTGGAGGCCAATGCGCGGGTCAAGTTTCGCATCCATACGATATTCACGGAGGAGTTCCTTTTGCCTCTCATCCAACGTCGGATTTACAATGCCCTTGTTCTGGGGGCCAAGAACTTCGGTCTCGGTCAATTCCCGTTTGATTTTGAGGAGCATTAATCATCAGACAAGGAAAGATACTCGCGGGTGTCTCCCTTGCCACTCAATACAAAGGCTCGAAGTCTTGAAGCGGGGCTGGGTTGGGGGATCCTTTCTTCCCAATACTTTATCGTTTGGTTACAACTGGCGCAAAGTAGGCCCCGAACCAATCCCGTGTTATGGTCATGATCAATACAGAGTTCCCGAACAGCCTTGTTGCACAAGACACAAAGACCGGTTTGCAATATCAACAATTCGTCGAAGTGGAAACGCGACAAACGATATAACGCAAAGATCCGTCGGTCAAAATCGCTCCGTTCTCCCTCTGCGAAGCGCCCCAATTCCGCCAGTCGAGTGCGGAGTCCCGCTGACGAGATTAGATGAGATGATGTACAAATTTTGCAACCAGGTTCCGCAGAGATATCGGATACGGGCGGAACTGAACTAGTTTTCGCCGAACTCGAAACGCGAGGGGCAAAACGTCTTGATGGCTTGTGCGACCCAATTGCACGCATACGCGCACGCATTTCAGTCTGTCGAAGCACCAAGGACAGTTTGTTTAGCATAACCTAGAGATAAACTGGCAGGATCCCCTTCCATTTTTCCAAGAATTTCTGGCGATTTAGTTCCCATTCGGGCTTATTCCGAACATCCCCTAACGAGTGATGGAGGACATGTAGAGGATAAGTGCAGTTCATCAAGCCAGCGAGATGTACACGGAGAGTTAAGTCCAGATCGTAGTAATCGAAAAACGGGAACGTTTCGTCAAACCCGCCGACCTTATCAAATACCTCTCGCCGCATGAGTAGAACCACGCCATCTAAGACAACGACGCGACCATACCGACCAAACGCGGTCATCCAATGTGATTGACCGTCCGTGTGCATACAGGCCCCGGAAAGTTGGTCTCCGATGGACCACCATATACCGTTTTGGTTCAGGACTCTGGCACCAGCGATGCCCACAACGCCGATTTTCGGATCATTAGCAGTGCGGAGTGCCGCAGCCAGGATTGACCGGGAACTCAACAGCTCAACGTCAGAATGGGTAAAGAGAAAGAGTTGGCCCCTAGCGCGTTTAGCGCCTGCGTTGTATTTGCGCGCGATACTGTCGCCCTCGACCGTTACAACCAACTCCGTATCGCCGAATCCCGCGTTAGCCTCAACTGAATGACGCAGCGTCGGGACTTCTTCGCTTGATGGATGACAGGTGATTATGGAAAGAATCGGAGTGTCCGCCATGCGGTTTACACAACCTGATCTACAAGACCAAAGTCCTTCGCGTCGGCAGCCGACAACCAGAAATTGCGCCGTTTGATAAGGCTACCGATTTCCTCAACCGTTTTTCCCGTTCGGTCAGCCAGAATTTCAATCAGCATTTGGTTCATTCTGGCAAGTTCCTCGGCTTCGTCGGCCTTCTCGGTAGCCGTCTCCTCGCTGAAAACCTTGAATTCGCTTACCTCGTGAAGGCAGAACCGCGAGCCGCGATGAGCAATACGCTTACTCGCCGCTTGCAGAACTACGGTAGCCATTGAGGCACAGAAACCAAAGATTTCAATAACTACTGGCGTGCCCGCCGCTTGCACATCACGGATGGCGTTATAGATGAGCAGACCCTCGTAAACACCACCGCCAGGAGAACTCATAATGAGGCGGATCGGTTCCTTTGAACGTCCTGCTAAATACATGATGTCGATAAGTAAGGCTTGAGCCTCGGGCTGACCGATCTCTTCAGTCAGGAATAGAAGGCGGCGGTCAAGATTGGCAAGCGTGATATCATCGGTAAGATTCCGGTATGTCGATTTGGGACGGTCTTCGGCCATAATGCCTCCCAGAAAATTCCAGATTAAATCGGTGTTTCTGCCAAAATTGCTTTCTTCCTAGCCCAACGGGCACGTTGCGTTGCGGACATTTTCAGTTTCGTCTCTTCGGAATGATGGAAATGGTTGCCGAGTGCACGTTTGTTTCCCATGAGCGATGCGGAAATTTTGGCGCGAGCATCCTCGGAAAGGCGTTTGCGTAACGGATACTTCCTGCCCCTTCTTGTTATGGACATTTTCAATTTCGCCTCGTCGGGGTGTCGGTAACCCAAGGCGTTCTTGTTGCCCATCCCTGCTTTTGATAGTTTTGCCCGGGTCTCAGGTGAGGGATCCCTTCCAAATTTATTGCCCATCATTCGCGCAGACATTCTTGCAAGAGTCTCTTCGGAGGCGTGGTGACCCAAGTTATTCTTATTCCCCATTTGTGCCACAGACATCCTTAGACGACTTTCAAGTGAACGCTTCTTTCCGGTGTTCGCCAAGATCCGCTTCATAATTGTTTCGGGCGACTGCCTTCTACCCGTGAGTGCCGCAGAGATTTTTGTGCGAGCCGCAGATGAGTGTTTCCTTCCAGCACTTGCTGTGCCTATTTTCCGTTTTGCCTCTTCGGAGTGGCGGAAATGATTGCCCTTGTTGGGGCTTTCTCTGCCCAGCAGCGTTGCAGATATTTTTGCACGTTGCTCGACCGAGATTTTCTTCCCACGATGCAGTGCGGAGAGTCTAGCGCACTCCTTGGGCGACCGTTTGAGACCCGGCGTACCCTCACCGCCGTCCGTGAGGTTCGTCAGATCCGCACCCTGCTCCCGTAGTGAGCAGATCCACGCCTGTTCGCGTTCGCTACCATCCCTCGCGGTAGTCCATTCCAGAATCCGTTGCCCAGGGAATAGACCAGCAGCCAGTACGTTCCTAAACCAGTTATAGCAGTGCCTCCGTATCCCGCGACGTGCGGCATGGACGTGTTCCCGATATCGTTTGAGTGGTGGTCCCTTTCCAACGTACCGAATGCGCTTAATGTCGTCGGCTTCCCTTGGATCAGTGAGTGCGTAGATGGCGTAGGGATAAACAGGCAAGGTAATTCATCTCTTTGATTTGAGTTATATGATTTCTAAAATTGCGGGTGAAAAACAGAGGGGCGACCATGAGATCGCCCCTAAGTGTAGGCTGGGCAGAAAAATGCTACCCAGTAAAGTGGTTATTACTCAATAACCGGTAATCGTGGCCGAGAATTTTCTCCCAGGCATCGGCAATGTGTAGTAGCGCTTTATGCGGAACAACACGCTGTCATTGGAGGTCGGCACGTCCGAGAGTGCATAGTCAAGCAAAACATCTAGCCATACACCCTCCCCGCCCTGCCCTGCGATGGGGGCCGGAAGGTTTTCGGCAACACCGATAATCGTGCCAACGGTATGAAATTTATCGGGCACAAGTTCTACCCGTCGACCGTTGAGTGGCGAAATATAGGCGTTGACAAAAAATCCCCCAGTAATCAGACTCTGCTGGTCAACGGTCACGCGCATAGGCGAGGTTCCCGCGTCGCGCGTTATAGCGTCACTAATGACTTTCGATTCACTAGAGCGAACCACGAGAATCGTGATATCGCCTCCGTTGTCCCATGCACCCTTAAGGATGTAATCCAAGTCCGCGAGAACGGCTGAAGCCGCTGTGCCGGTGCTCGCCCGCACGGTACTGCCGTAGCCAGTAACGACTTGTGTCAGGAGACCGGAGAACGCATAGCCAGTACCATCGGCGTTGATTAGCGCTGTTTCCTCAAGTCTTTTCAAATGCAACAGGCAATTTCTTTTTTCAATTGCGAGTTGGTCTTGGAAGTTCGCACCAGCCGCTATCGCAAAGCCAGCCACGCCACCGTCCAAGCCTGCTAGCTTGTAGGTCTCCGACCTGTCTGCGTATACGGTTGTCCGCGAACTGGGGGCTCCAGCTTCAGCATAGAACATCGAATATGTGAGTGCTGAAGATCCTAGGCCCGTGATTTCCTTCCACGCGGCCGCTTTACCTGAGCCGGGTTTCGTGGGAAAACGATTCAACAGAGGGGTGTCCACGGGGATAACTAGTTTTGCCTCAGCCGCGAGATTTTCGCGGACGGGAAAAGCTGTGTCAGCGCTGGTCACCGTCTTCTCAAATTCAGCGATCTTAGCCTGAATTTGCTGAATCGTCAGGTTTACTTGTTCTAAACCGTCCATTCAGTACTATTTCCTTGCCTGCTAACTTATCGGATAACCGACTCGCCTAGCAGGAACTTGATATCACGCGCGACCCGGAACGCTTCAGTTTCGAGTTTTTCGCGCTTCTTGCCGTCCAGATTAGACTTCTTCAACTCAACCTCGATTTCCGCATAGCGCTTCTGGAGTTCATCGAGCGTGACGGTTTTCCCGTCCTCGCCCACTATCGCAAGGCGGCTTCCCGCCTTCTCCGCGTCGGGGCTAGTTCGCTCTTGAATCTTCAGCGCTAAGTTGGGAGGAACAACGGGCTGAGCTTCCAGCTTCCCAAGCCGCTCTTCGACCTTGGTCATTGTTTGGTCGGCCTTGTCCAATTTTTGGACAGAGCCGTCAATAACGGTTTTCAGGTCAGCGACTTCCTGGTGTAAACTGGCAAGTGGCGCTTCGAGCGCCTTCGCTAAAGCCTCTGGAGAAAAAACTTGGTTCACTTCTGTGGATACAACGGGTGCTACCGCCTCGATCTTCGCAGGAGTAGCAACTGGTTCCACTGGAGGCGTTGCAGACACCGCTTCTAATTTCGCTGGGTCGGCAACAGCCGCCTTGGTGCCCAGATTATCCAATGATTCAACGTCTACAAACACAATTTCTTCGAACTCATCAAGCGATTGACCAACCATCTCGCGTTTCTGTTCGATAGGTAGGTCCGGGTCGCTCAGGATTCCACCCAGAACCTGTGCAAGGATATCGATGTCGTTGTAGACAATAGCCTGATGTTGCCATTCCTTGAATCGTTCGTAGGCGACACCGAAAGTAGCAGGGTAGGATTTGAAAACCGTGATGGGTGCATCACCAGCATGTTCGGCCACAAATGCCTTAATTTCGTCCTGGCTGAGTGCCTTGTCGGATTCTAATTCCTCGTCATAACCATAACCAATCTTCAGGACATCGTGGAAGACTAGGAATTTTGCAGAATCTTCCTTGAACTGGCCGATCTTCAATCGCTTGGCACAGGCACGAATCTTCGGCATAGCCTTACGGGCGATTTCTGCCGCCTTGCCGCTGCCCTTCGCCTGTGCCGCAGCACGTGCTAGTGCGTTGCGCGTATGAGCAGGATCGCATTTTCCGTCCGCATCCTTAATAGGATAGTGGCGCAAACTACGGGGTTTGGTCTTGCCGCCCTCATCTTTCTCGCCACCTGCCTCAATGTATGCGAAACTAGAATCGGGAAGGTCGTTGACATACGCCGTTGTCCATTCAGCCTTCTCGGTCATGGCAACCACTTCCGATACAACGATTGGTTCCGGCGCAACGGGCACTTCCGCTTTCACTTCTGCCTGCGGGACTTCTGCCGCAGGCACTTCGACCACTTTGTTTACCGCAACCGGCTGCTCAGTGGCCTTTTCTTCTGGCTTTTCCATTTGCTCCTCTGATGCTAAAATTTGGGTCGCGGTGGGTATCCCATCAACAACCTTTACGAGCGCGAAGCTCGATCCGGGCAGAGCGCCCGCGTCAACAACACTTAATTCGCACATATCCCAATCTGTCGTCCACCGCACGGTCTCTGGTCTTTCTTTCGCGCCAACAAAAACATGGTCGGGAACTTCGTCGGCTTTCTTGACCGTGGACTTGCGCCGCTTTCCACCCACAGAGTAATCCCTCAGCGTTCCGTCCAAAATCTTCAACCAAGTGTCCTCCGCCCCACGACTGATGTAGGAGGTTACCGTAATAGACCTGTTCGTATCGTCCGATTCCGTCTCCACACTATGTCCAGCGGCGACGTTGGCGTGCATCTCACGCACGTTTCCCCGCCATGCCTCAAAGGCCTTCTTGGATCCCTGATATTCCAATACCTCGTTTTGTGAATCCAAAATTTCAGCGGTTGCAGTTCCGATAATGAGTCTCTTATCTTTATCTATTTTTACAATGGGAAAGGTTATGAGAATGTCGTTTGGTAAATTAGAGGTCTCAATTGTCGGTTCGGCAGTCTTGATGATTTCGAGTTCCGCGCTGGATTTTTGCGCACCACCTACGGCACTCCACGCACTAGCGAATGCCAACCGCTCAGCTTCGGCATCACTCTTGCCGTCCGCTTTGGCGCGGGCATAAACGTCGTTCCAAACCGCCTTCCATTGCCTTTGCTTTTTGCGCGGCAGCTTGCGTACTGCGGCAGGCAATTCGGATAATCTCTGATATGGCATTAGGTCCCCTAAAAATGGGAGGCACCGCTCCGAAATCGAACGGTGCCCCTACTCCTTCCACGCATGGTGGGCGAGCTAAAATTCAGGCTGGCTGCAAGCCCGCGAATAGTTCTTTTATTGCCGCCTCATCACAACAACCGCTCAGACCGGCACGGACATTTTCGATGGTCGCGGCGGGCAGATAGTGGCAGGCAAAATCCCGAAATGGCTTTCCTCGCTTGAGATCGGCAAGGGCGGTCCGTCGCCACTGGGCTAGTTCGTTTTCAATCAGGATGTGATTCGCCGAATCAGCCGAAGCAAGTTTACCGTCTACTGCGGGATTTGATGGCGTTCCCGAAGGTGCGACTCCGCTAGGGGGTTGCCCCCCACTCGGCGGTTCAGTCACGCGAAACCCGCCGTCCTGGTTTATCATTTCGATTTCGCCACTAGCAATCCCGTGAATCACCTTGGGCGTGAGGAACAGTATCCCGTTCGGCATCTGAATGTACGGTGGCATCCCTAATGGCAAACGACCCGCATCCTCACGGATCTCGTCTCCACCTAACACGCCCAGTGGGATGTAAGCCTTTGCCTTACTAACAGCTAGGGTTTCATTCTCTTCTTTGTCGGAAGTCCAGGTAAACTGAAGTTGACTCTCACCGAATTGGTCGCGGATGATCCGTTCCGTCAAAAGGCCACTAATAAAGCGACGTAGTGGGTCCAACCCGATATCCGTTTGCTGACTCTCCAACACATCGGCTTGCTGTTTCGTCCGCTGCCGGAGCAAGAGATGCGGGGCAACGCCGAATGCCGCACCAATAATACGGGCTAGCCACTCGTCAACCTGTGTGGTGAAATCTGGTTGCTTCATGGCATGGGGTTCCATGCCCGCTGGTACTAACTTGAATTTGTGTCGTTTAGCCCAGTTACCACTTAGGTAATCGTTAAGCGATTGTTCGACCGCTCTGATCTGGTCTGGCGTCCAGCCAGGTGGAGCGCCGATGAGATAATCGGGAATGCTTCCATCCGTCTGATAGGTTATAGCGGAAAGTTGCCGCTTGAGCGCGAGATGCGCTGTGGTAATCACCATTTCCACGGGGCTGCGACCATAAGCGCTGTCTGGTCGGGGATTGTAGGTTGAGTACAGAAGTTGGTTCCTGTTTAATTCACAGGTAGTCTGGCCCTTGATTACTTGCACATAAGCCGTATAGGGAAAGGGTGGGCAATATCCGCTAGCGTTCAGAACTGGTTTGATGCTTGAGCCGTCAACTTCTGGCAGGCCGATGAGTCTGCCCGCCCGGTCACGTAGCATATAGAGGCAAGCCGCATCAAGAACGAGTAAATCTTCAAGCCAAGCTGCAATCCACTCGTGGAATAGCATGTCGTTGAGGGGATCGGGACGAATGAAGAAATCCCTGATTTTCACGCGACGTGGTTCGAGTGTTTTAGCATCCCCGCCGGGCTTGACCGTAACATCCCAGCGCAACCCGCGAATCTGGTCTTTGCGCATCTGGAGTGCGATGCGTACTAAGTCACAATTGTCGGCCAGATTCCGCATCATCCGGAAGGATACGGATTGCGTAGCACGCGGACTAAACTCGGTGTTAAATCCCGTAGGATAGTCGAAGGATCGCGGCCAGAGTTCTGGATTAAGGACTCGCGGTACGGCACCAGCATCGCCGGTTTCGTTAGTCTGCTTGGTAACAGGGGTTGCGTCATGTGCGGAAACCTTAATCGCCCTGCGGGATTTACGCTTTTTATTTATTGCCGTTCTCATCACGCCTTCCGGTACTCGTCCGTTCTCGCTTCGCAGAAATCTGCGATGTCGCGCAGGCATTCATCACTAAAGACGGTTTCCTCGTGAGGGTAGAAAGTGTAGCAATGCCAGTCGGGAAACCATCTAACAATACCAAGACCCGCGCCATTTCGCTTAGCTTGAACAGCCCAGAAGTGGGTGCTCCCATCTTGTTCCCACCATGTAAATTTGAGATGCCGAGATTTGGCCCGTGGTTTCATCGCGCCCTCCTGACCCGAACATATCCCTTGGGTACTCGGTTAGGAGGAACGAGTAGCGACCATGCCGCATAACCGTCGTGTACCTCAACCCAGCCCAACCTCTTCGCAGCACGTCGCTGCCATGCGGGTTTCCGCCAGAAGCAATCGATGACACGACCAGCCTTGATCGCATCTCGGTACTCACCCTCGGCGCATCGATGACACCAGAGAATCGGGTCGGGCGGTTCGGTATCATTACCGCTCCCGTAGTACGTTCCCTCATCCGCTGGGCGACAGAAAAGTCCACACCGATCACATCTAATCCCAGCCATTTCCCCTCCTAGTTGATGAGCCAGTCCTCAGCCGAGGCTAGGCTTTCGGCATCCGTCAGTGCTCTACCCTGAAGAATTCCTAAATGCAGCATGTCGAGTAAGGTGCTGTGGTCGGGGAGCAGCATCACCCAGACCGTGTGGCAGTCGCCCTTGTGCGTCTGGCATTGAAGTTTGACGCCCTCCGCTCCCTCGGCCCAATCGTAGACACAGGAGATTGCTGCCATCTTCAGACCCTAGGAACCTAAAAGCCCTTTGCGGCGAATGTATCCGCCCACAAACCAGGCCAGCGCGCCACCCACGAGCAGACCCGCAATTAGTGGGTGGTTGACAGTCAGCACCAGACCGACAACACCGGCGGTAAGTCCACCAAGTTGAATGAGATAGGAAAGCAGGTTCTTCATACGGTTCTCCTTTTGAAAAAAGTCACTGGAATTATTCTGGGCGACTACCAGTCATCGCCCAGTTAACCATCATGCGGCATTTCTTCCGTTGGAGGTTAGCGGCGCTACGCTTAGCCCATCCTGTCCGATTCAATTGGACCCGCTGGCTCGGTACAAGGTCCGGTTTCCCCGTAGCCCCCCGGACTGGCACTCGCTGCCGCTCCTCGCCCACCGCAATTTATTGTTTGTGCGAAGCTTGCATAACGGGCGGAATGAAAACGATTTCAACTTTGACTGGTGCTAGCCCGACTTTCAGCATACCTAGTCGGGTTGCCGCTCCCTGGCTCAAATCTATAATGCGCCGCCTCAATCGGTGACTCGGCCCCCGATCATTCACGCGAACCACAACGCTCTTGCCGTTGTTGCAATTTGTTACCTTGACGGAAGTTCCAAACGGCAGGGTACGATGCGCGACCGTAAGTCCATTCATATCGAACGGCTCACCGGAGGCTGTCAGTTTGCCGTGGTGTGCCTCTCCATACCAAGACGCCAAACCGTCGGGTGCTATGCACGGAACAGTGGTGTCGGTCGAACCAGTTAGACAATAGAGCAAGGCCGCTATCAAGGGTGCCGTCAGACGGCACTCCCGAGTGGCCGTGGCGGACCCTCCTGTGGGAGTACGGCTTTGTATGTGGGGGCACCAACCTTCATGCACTCTCTGCATTGCCCGAGGTTCGGTCCAAGTCCAGCGTATTCTTCGTTAAGTGGAATCATCTTGCCGCAGTCTGCACACATTGTTCGTCCAGCCTCGGGAGTTGACCCTTCATTCATAGTACGGAAGGCTTCGGTCCAAGCCTCAGCGCCACCGCCCGTTTCCATCGCTAGGTGTGCCACTAGGGCGGCAACCGTTGCACAGTCGTCTTTATGGCCCTGTTGTCCTTGGACTCTTAGCGTACCACCCGGCCCAGCAGTAACCTCCAAGGATTTAATTTGCTCCACCGTTAGGGGATGGTCAGGCAGTTCTAGTCCGCCAGACATCAGCAAGGTCCGTAATGTGCCGAATACCTGCTGCTTTGAATTCGCCGTGAAGATATACTCTGAAAATCCCATGCCCTGCTCAGCCAATGCCTGCCGGATAGGTTCCGAACAGAACTGGTCGCCAACTACCATCGCCACACCGTATCGACGGGCCGTAGCCGTAATCTCGCTCATAGCATCTTTCATTTGCACGGGCGACTTACGGCTACCTTCCCAAACGCGCACAAAATCAACAACCGCGCCGTTTGGACCGCGATGCCCGATAGAGAACGTAAAGTCATCACGGCGAAATGCGGCATCAATAACCGCATGGTAGTGGAACCGCTGCACTTCCGGGTCCCGCTCGACTTGACCTTTCGTTATAGCGGCATCAATTTTTTCTGGCTCTACTAATGGGGAAACTGCATCTACAAATTTAGCCCCGAATTCCCGCCAGAAAAACGCAGGATCGCGCCGGAATTCTCCCAGCAGAGCCTCATCAGTAAATGCTGGATTCATTTCCCACGTTGGGGCGTTTACAATCAGCACATCCTTGAGTTCATCCCGATGGGTGCAATCATCCCACACTGGCCCAGTTTTTGCGTAAGGTGATGATATCTTTATCAACTTATGGTCTGGGAACATACCCATCCCCCGGCGAACCGAACGGATAACTTCGGTCGCTGGATTGGCTCTAGTTTCCTCGTCAAACCAGACCGCTAATTCATCAAGGATAGCACAGGGAATTGCTGATCCGCGCAAGGTTCGAAACGAACAAGTCCATACCGCAATGGTAACATTATTGGTGAGTTCGATCTCGTCGGCCCTTAGATTGCCAACAAGTTCCTTGAGGGCTGGCGAAGCGGTTAGTTTCCCGCAGATGAAATTATAGGCGATGGCCGCTTGTTTGCGGTCCTTTGCGATGACTGGGATAAGTGCGCGTTCGCCCCGTGAAAGTTTGTGCGGTCTGAAACACGCTTCATAGATGGCGATGTTCGACGCAAGCTTGTCGTCCTTGCCGCTCCGCGCTCCAAGATAGAATCCCGCCTCGTGATATTCTCGTGCCTTGTATTCTGCCTGACCTGTAGCTCGACGGAACCATTGAGCGGTACCCTCCTGAACCCAGTGGAACCGTTCGTTCTTGAAAACCCTAGTCTTTATCCGTCCTCTCGACAACGGGAGACCGTAAAGCGCTCGCAGACATATCTCTTGCTGGGGCGAAATATCGTCATTGATAAGTTCGGGATGCCGAATAGCCCAGATGATGTCCTGTGTCGGTCGGTCAATTGCCACTAGCCACCACGAGGTCTAGTTGCTCCTCAAGCCATGAACGAGTCTCTGGTGAAAGTGTCATCTTGGAGCCGTTTTGGACGTACCATCGCCTTACACCCAGTGTTCTTTGCGCCCTTCCCGCTCCCCGAAAATCACAGAGCATCTCCGTCCTGTATGGTTCGGGAATCGGAATCGCCTTGGTTCTTCCGTCCTCGTCGGGTACGGTCCAATACTGCCAGTGATGCTTGTTCCGTTTCTGGTGGAGGAACCATGCAAAATCAAAGGCGCGGTCTCCAGTATCAGTCGGTTTGTAGTATCCAGTACTATCTCGGCCAGCTTGGATTCCTCCCGCGAAATGGATGGCGTAGGGAAAGAACTCCGATGGCAGAAATTTGGAGGCATCATGGACGAAACCCCGCCACCAGAGACCACACTTTGCACACTCAAGAAACACAAAGAATTTGTGCCGCAGAAGGTATCCCAGATATCGTAGGTACTCCGCTAGGTCACCGATTTGTCGCCCGCAACCCTTGAGGTTCGCCATCAGACCGTTCGCTTAACTCCCACTGCGAGCACTTCCGTTGCACCCGCCATTAGTTCTTGCAGGCGCGGCGGCTTCCGTTCGCGGGTTCTCGGCTTTGCTAGTCCAAGAGCCTGCTGATTTGCCCTGAAGGTCGTGGCGTGGCCTTGCAAGAGTTTGATGTATGGCCGAAGGTCGCCATCTGGGGTTGCAATCGTGCCGAATCGCGCCATTTCATGTTCAATGAGGAGAATACTGGCAAGAATAATACGTTGAATTATGATGATTGCGAGCTGTCCAGTACTTAAAGCGTCCTCACCGCCGAGTTCCTCTATAGTGGAGCGGACATAATCGTTGACTGCCCGTTGGATGGTTTGATTCTTTATTTTGCCTTTTCTTAACAGAACGCGCAGACCTGGGACTTTCGATCTGGATGGATGTTCTACTAATCCATCCCGAACCATCTTGTGGAACCGCTGGATGTTCTGCCGTGCGGCTTCCCGCTGCGCTTCCGTTCTTCGGACTGGTTTCTTACGTCCCCGAAGCCGTGTTGGGGTTTCCAGTCCAGCGGGCGAACTAAATAATTCAACCCCACTCGGTATTGGCAGTGCCGTACCTCCCCCCTCTGGCTGGATCGCTGGTATAGGCACAGTCCCAATGTCGGATGGATTAGCCGGAACTTGTGCTTGCGTGGCTAGTTCGTCCAACATTTGTATTTGGGGGCGCGTAGGGATTCTTACCCGTTGCTACTCTCGTGCTAGGTCGCTCTAGTAATTCGTCTGGCATCTATAATCAGCGGTCTCCCAAGCGGGGAAGGGGTCGAAGGAACCAAGTCCAAAATTTGCACAGACCGTAGACGTAGACCACAAACAGCACAATACCGATCCCTAGAATGAATGTTCCCATGACATATTCCTTTCCAAAGCCGAGGCTCGATGTTTGGGTGTATGACCGCATTCCCCTTGCGGCTTCGTCGTGGGTGCTCTCCGCCATCGGTGTTCAGCCTAGGCTTATTGAGGGCCACTACCAGCGTTGCTCCCGGCACTGACATGCCGCACACACCCAACTTGGAGGGAGCCGCATTATCAGTCTAAGTAATCCACCCGAAGATGGACATGTTTTCTGTCTATCAAGGCTCCCAAGGCTTGAAATTCGCCGTGGATGTTTTACTCCAGAATCTCTCTTAGAGATTCCCCGCAGGGATGACATTTGCTGCAATGCCAGGGGCCGTTCAGTCCCCTGCCCCAGACCTCGGGGAAGCACCGGTGTCTGTCGTGAAACAGCCTGCATACTACCCACTTCCAAAGGAATCGAAGCATCTCGCGTTCCCCGTCAGTCGCCTACGGGACAATTGGTGGATCCTAAGAGAATCGAACTCTTACTTCTGCGGTGCAGGCGCAGCGTGCTCCCGTTGAACACTAAGAACCCCAAAGCCTGGAGCGAAATACTGGAATCGAACCAGTCTAGCCTGCTTGGAAGGCAGGAGCCCAGCCACTAGACCAATCCCGCTAAAAAACGGAGAGGGCGCGTGGCCGGGGTCTATGCGGGGTCGCGCTTAGCGCTTCCCGCACGGCGCTGTATCGCCTCCAGTCTTCGCCACCATACGCCGCACACACCTAACTCGGGAGCAGGTTCCGCGCCCAGGGCCTCTACCCCCTCGCAGACTTCCGCCCCCATCGGGGCGGGAGGTAGGAACGTTCCTTTCTACTCTGCGGGACGGAACCTGCACAAGTGGTTGGGGGATCCGGACTCGCACCGGAAACTGGGGCTAATGAGACCCCCATGATGCTCTTTCACTATCCCCCTGTTTTTTGTGGTTCCTTATGTACCTGTCAATAGCACCCAATCCGTATATCATCAAGCCCCAAATTCCTATAAACACCACCATCATAACAATGGTGCGCGGAGAATCTGGCCCCCACAAGGGAATATCAGATGGAAAATTCACGGTTGGCCCTCCTTCTTAGTCACTAATCCAAACAGTTCGTCCACGGGGTTCCACGTTATAAGTTCCCCGCTGTCACTAGCCCACCGCACAACCTGACCGAATTATCAGGGCGGCTTATCTCGGTCAACATCGCCGTGCTAGGGGAATCACTATCGGTCTTGCATAGCTTGGTTGCGGGAGCGAAGAGTCGCACTTCGCCATGCCCTTTTGAGGCGACTGGGTAATGAAGCCGGTGTGGCCCTCGGCCACGTTCCCGCACAAACCGCAATTCGTTACAGAACCTTTTCAAACGCCTTCGTCTCGCCGTAATCTGTCCTAGGTATAACCAAAACCTTCCTGCCATCACTGCCCTGCGCAACATAAGCCGAGAGGGGACCAACCGGGAACCCGCCCGACAGAACCTCCACAAAGGCTATCAAGCAGTTGCAGGATTCACTCCCTGGCGTAATCGAGATCATCTGGCCTACGATTTCTCGGGGCGTGTTGTACGGCTTACCCTTCACCAGATCGCCGATTTGCGCTGGCGTTCCGTCTTTATAGTGTGGCATGTATCCTCCAATCATAAATCTGCTGTGCCGATTACGCCTATCATCCCGCTGCTGGGTTCCGCTGCTGTCATAATAGGCTCCGCAAGGCGATGCTTAACCCACTCCGTTGCCAGTAGGACCCGGCACGGTATCCAGTAGTGCTGAATTCCCCGTTCGCTCACCCATTCGCGTGCGAACTCCTCGTCCTCTAGACTTCGGTAGACGCATCCGAATCGGTCGAAAAATGGATGGCCCGCACCGCAACGAGGATTCATGGGAGTCCTTAACCACTGTCCCGTTTAATGCCAAACATCCCCAACCTTCCCTCATAGTTCTTTCTCTGGCGGCAGGTTGCGGATGGCAACTAGGAATTTCTCAAGTAATTCATGGGGACGGATTTCCCTCCAAACGAACCCGCCTCCTCGCTCAACCTTTATTTCTTCTTGGAAATTCTCGTTGAGCGCTTCGGCGCACCGCTCTCGCATCTGTCTTGCAGACTCCAGTACAGCCTCATGGAGTTGTGCCTCTACTAGTGATATCGGTGCATAGATCCAGTTCCCGTCTTCCCGAATGACGTGGGGCAAAATTCCCGTTCTCTCCTTGGCTGTCATAATCCCCTCCTTATCCGCAGTATCCCCTTTGCCCCTCAACGACCCTTCAAAGCCCTATTCCCGTCCCTTTCCCCTTTATAATGCCTGCCTAGGTCCTGTTTTAGGCTCCCGCGTCCCAAATATAATGCCATTCCCGCAATCGAACCCCGCCATATCAGTATTATCCTAAAAACTTGCGCTACCACTTGGGAAAGACGGTTCTGTATGACCGTAACTTCTTGTAAATCAGAAAATTACAGCCTGTCGGATGTGAGACCAAAGCGGGGTTCAACGGCAAGGGCCACGGTTTTTTGGCGAGACCGGGGGGCCTCAACCCACTGATAATAAGGTACTTAGGCGCACACCAGACGGGCCCGGATCCCCAGGCATACAGAACCGACCGTTTGTTTGCGACCTAAGCCATTGAAAACAAAGGCTTTGCCCGAAATCGGACATCATACAGGAGTCGACCCTTCTGTATGCCGGTGTTGAAATTTTCAACAGTGCCAATTCGCGCACGCGCCTAATTGAGGCCTTGCCTCGACTTCGCCTAATTGCATGATGGCAAACGACTTGCACACCTGCGGCAATTGACACTTTTGGGCACCGCATAGTGACACAATTCGTCACTTTGACCTCATTTCTAGGGGTCACTTATGCTTCTGGTGTTGAAAACAAGCGACTTGCACGATATAGGTTGCCATACACTTTGGCATTTGGGTTGCAGGGTACAAGGGCGTGAAACGCCAACCACAGAACGAATTAGAGGATAAGGCAACGGGCGCGGTATGGGTTGCCTCTGGTAAAGGTAGCACGTGGCGCACCCTCATTGCCTACTTCGGGGATGATCCCTACAACATCCACTATCGCGTGCTCGACAGGGCGACGAATCTCTTGATCACTGGCACACCGATTCAGGAAGTGGACCGACAGCGCTGGGAATCGGGAGACGTGAGATAAATCAATGAACACCCCAACCCAACCCGTC